CGCGCCGGAAGGGCTCGAGCGTGGCCGTCACAACCACGTCCAGGTCGAAGTACATATTGAAGCCGGGGAACTTGCCCGGCTCAAACAGGCCGACCTTAGCCCACCAGCCCTTTAGGCCCTCCGGCGCCGGTACGCACTGCACGCCGGCAACCGGGTGATCGGTCATACAGACAAACTCGTGGTCGCCCACCAAGTTGTCCTCGACCATCCACTTCAGGCGATAGACCCATTCGGATCCATAGCGTGACCCCACCTTCACACATATCACTCGCATTTGTAGTGCCATTTTCCTGGATCAACGACAGCATCGATCACGTCCTGGCGATACGTTACGCCAGCGTGCTCGAACGCGGCCCGCAGCGACGAGTAATCGCCCTGCAGCACTGCCGTCGTATTGATGATTGGCGACTGCGTGGCCGCCGCGTATCTCTCGAGGTGCCGGTGCTTCCTGGCGAGCTTCTCCCTGAGAGACTCGAAGGGCAGGCCTTTCTTGTCCGCCATAGACCGCGCGTGTGACTCGAGATCCCTCTGCACGAACACCAGCCGCGCATCCGGGAACAGATCGAGCATCACGTAGCAGTAATAAACATTCAGCTTCAGCACCAGCCTGGTGCCGGCCGGGATGTTCTCCACGTACTTGGCGCGGAGCGGAGCCTGCTTCTTTGGCTCTGGCTCAAATGCCGCCTTGTCGCGCTGCCAGGGATATCCTGGGCGCGGATAGTAGGCGTGCACGGCCTTTTTCAGTGTTTCGTTCTCGTATGTCCGGTAGCCCCATGCGTTGCGCTCCGGGCACGGGCCGACATACAGGCCGTGCCGGCGGAAGCAGTCAGTCACCATCGAGCTGCCGCTCCTACCGAAGCACAGGACAATTACGGGACTGGCTTCCAATCCGTTTCTAGTTTCTTGCCTATCAGCTGGCATAGCTTCTGTAGCCTTTCCTCTCTGTCTGGCGCGTCCACGCTCACCACAAGCGGCCGATAACGCCGCATGAAGTCAGACCAGCGCCGGAGGTGTCTCTCGACGCGACCGTCATTGATGCCGCGCTTGTTGTAACTCGCGTAAATCGCTTCCATCTGCCGGGTCGCCGTGACCAGGGCGAGCTCCGGAAAGGACGCGATATACGCCGTGAGAAGGCCGACATGCTCCACATGAGCCGCAGCGAACGGATAGGGCCTCTTAGGGATCCCCTTCTCTGTCTGCGTGCGCAGCGCGTGGTGCGGCCCTAGCGCCGTCTCGAGCAGACGGATGAAAAATCGATTGCCCGTGTGGGGCACGGTCACTAATAGGACCGGGGGCGTCTTCACAGCCGCCAGATGGCCAGCCTGCAGGCAGCCTCTGCTCCATCCTGGACCGACTCGAGCGGGTCGCCGAGATAAGGCCGCAGATCCAGCCGTGTGTATTGCGCCGACCTCTTGGGCTGGTCGCCATCGAATTGCGTGGCGATCAGGTAATTGGCCGCGCGCCGGAACCTCTCGAGCGCCATGCCGATCCGCTCCCTGTCCAGGTGATTCAGGACCATCCGGCACAGGATCGCGTCGGCCGGCTCGAGATCCTCGGTGGTGATGTCTATCTCTGTGACATCCGGGTGCCGCGGGATCAGGTCGTATGGCCGGTAGATCAGGCCAGTCGGCCACTGGACACCCTGGGCATACACCAGGTCGCCAGCGCCGGCGTCCGCCAGCGAGAGCACCCGGTATTTATCGAGCACCACGGGCAGCCAGGCCCGGGAACGCTCGGAATTTTTAGGCAGAGTCCCGTTGCCGCAGACGGTATGCGGTCGGCCCGCCTTCCAGCCTTCGCGCATCCGCGCGTACATCTCTTTGTCAGAGAGCATCGGGAAAGTCAGCCTTGACATCCACTCCCGACAGATACAGCGCCACGTCCGTCGTCTTATTTACGCCAGAATCGATCTGGATATTCACCACGTTCGGCACCTCGTGGCCGTTGATGAATACACGCCGCTGAGTCGTCTCTTTCCGTGATTTACCGGCCGGTGGCCGGACCACAATTTCACACTTCATGAATACCCCTCCGCTCGAATGCGGTGATTGCGCTCCCAGGTGTGCAGTTGATGACCTCCGCCGCCCCCTGGTCAGCGATGGATTGATACAGGTCCACGAGCTCCACATGGACGCCATCCTTGACCATCACCGACGGCCAGTGCTGCAGGTCCGGTGGGTACTCGCCGAAATAGTGCCTCTTGCCCCCTCCGATCTGCATGGTGCGCCCGTCATAGTCCGGGGCATACTTGCAGTCATATCCGAGGAGAACGATGCGTGACGCGCCCATGAGGTGCGCCAGGTTAACTAGCGTGTAGCCGCTGCCGTGTCCGTGGTGGACATAGGACGGGTCGCTCGAGAGGCCCCGTCTGTTCTTCTCTGCTATCCAATTCAGCCCGAATCGCTTTGCAGCCTCCGGGTTAGTCGTCCACTTCTCCGCTGGGTAGTCCCGCAGCGGATAGTGCGGGTCGTCCCAATAGTGGGCCCAGAACTTGGTATTGACGCCATATAGCACTTCCAGGTCCGGAACTGCCGCATACACCAAGTTGCAACCGAATAAGATGAAATTTTTACTGCGGGCCGTCTGAATGTGCTCATCCGTCAGAGAGGGCCCTGTTCCTATGCACGCTACTGTGGTGCCAGGCGGTAGCTGTCTCACGTAAATCCCCCATCGGGAAGGCGTCTATCGCGCTTCCGGGCGTGCAATTCACAATCGAGATATGGTCGGGCAGTGACTTCGCGCCACGCCGCCATATCGGAATAAAGCGGCTCCAGTCATCGTTATTGTGGAGCCCCTTGTGCTCCCCGAAGAAGTGGATCTTGCCGTCCACATTGCGTAGGTCGTGCCCCACCAGGGCGATATGCGTCACGCCGAAGCTGATGGCCAGATTCGTGGCCTGGAATCCGCTGTGACTGCCGCTCATGATGACCCCGGGGTCCATGGAGAACTTATCTCCGGGCATGAGCTCGACCAGCTTGATGCCGCTCTCTCTGAGCTTCAGCTGATTGCAGGCGAGTTGCTTGCCGCCATGATGCGGCGCCCATCTCTCGCCCATGAATCGCTCACAGTTGTTGTGCAGCTGCCACCAGGTGTTATTGCACCCGTACAGGACATCGGCCCATGGCATCCGCTTGTACGCATCCTGGATCGCTATGACGCGCCAGTTATGCAGAATCCGGATCATCCGGACGGTGTGGGCGACCTCTTTAGTCAGACTTGGACCGGGAGCCGCTACGATGCACGGCCGATCCTTCCACTGCAGACTTGTTTGATCTGGCTGAAACAACCTTATTCTCCGGTGCCTTCTTCGTGGTCCTCTTAGGCTCCACAACGCGCACGGCCCTGCGCATCCGCATGGCCATCGTGGCGATGTGCTTAGGCACGTCCTGCGGGACGCGGTACTCACCCTTGCTCAGAGTGCGCAGCTCCTGCGGGCCTACCCGGTAGATGAAGGTCCGTTTAACTCGTATCTTCATGGTCTTCCTCGCTCCCAAAAAAGAAGGGGCCCCGGAGGGCCCCTCCACTAGCCTGGGGGCTACTGATTACACATCAGCAACCTTCAGGAACTTCAGGCAGTCGTTATTAGCAGGGATACCCGCCCAGCGTCTGCGGACGTAGAAACGGATATAGCCTGGATTGGTAACTCCTTCTGAAGTGATCGCCAGCTCTCGCCGGTAGCAGAGCGTGTAGGCTCGGCGCCAGTCACCGAATCCGAGGGGGAAGCCGTCCGCTGTGGTCGCGTCGTCCATATCCTCGAATGTGAAGGTCCTGTAACCAAGCAGACGGTCAGGCTGTCCAGCCTGGACACTCGGCTGCCAGAGATAGTCGCCGTTGCTGTTTTTCAGCTTCCGGAGCGAGCCCTGGGTGTTGGTGTTACACCCGAAAGAGGCACCGCTGCGGTAGCGACGGTTAAGGCTGTAAACCAGGTCGATCACGTCGTCCAGGTTCAACGCTGCCGGAGAGACGGCATTCATCGGCACGTACTGGAACGCAGCCGCCGCACGGAGCGGGGAGGCGTGGTCAGCAGTGCTCACAGGCGACGTGTTCGTCAGGCCCGTGGGCTTAGAAGTGCCGTTGCCATTCCAGATAGCAGCGTCCAGGTTTTTCACCATGCCGTCGCTGATGTCATCCACCAGCCAGCCCTCGACATCGAAAAACATATCCTGGGCACTCCATTCGGAGATCTGCGGATAGGCATAAAGCTCGCCCCAGGTGGGGGTGACTTCACGCAGGTTCGGGGTGCCGGTCGCTGAGCGCGTGCCAGTCTCCCCGACCCATCCGGAGTTTCCGCCATGGATGGAGATCAGTTCCTTGTAGTCGGAAGTACCGACCTGGATGTTCTTGACCTCATTAAGAATGTCCGACATCTTCAGCAGAAGGGCGTCCACCTGCCGGGAGATCTCCTCGGGAACCGCGTATCCGCCAGCGGATGCGGTGCCGATCGTGACATCCTTAAATTCCTTCGCCTTCTCGCCCAGCTGGCGCATCTTCGACTCAGCCTCACTTGACTTGCCGCCTGCGCGCATCCAGTTGATGAAAGCGTCCTTGTGCTCGCCCCGGAGCTTGTCCTGAATGGTGCCCTTCGGGCGGTCATTCATCGACTCAACGATCTCGATGCGTTCCTGCATCATCTCCTGACGCTTCTCGATCGCCCGCTTCTCTTTCATGAGAGTGGAGATCTCGTCATCGATCTTGTCGAGCTTGGTGGACAGTTCCTTGGCGCGAGCTTCGTTACCCTTCGACTCCGCATCCAGGCGGTCGTCGTTGGTCTTTTTGAACTCCTCGAAGGCCTTGTTGATGCCTTCGATGGCAGTTAACAGCTCATTGGCCATTGTTAGTAGTCCTCACAGTTTGGGTTGCTTGATGGCGGCCGCGAGCATGAGCTCGGCCACCTCCTGTGCCGCCTTCGCCACATCACTCTCGGGCTCCGCCGGCTCTGACACGTCCCGTGCGCCTGAGTCCACATCCCGTGTCTCTGGCTGGCCTTCGTACACCTTCGTAATGATGGTCTTGGCGACCTGCTGAGAGCAGCCCACATCCCGTAGGGTCCGCTCGAACTCGCGCCGGGTCGGCACGTACTCGCCCCGCTCAGAGAGCCGGGATTTCGCGTGCGTCACCTGCGCGAGCGGATTCATGGGCAGCGAGACAACGCTCACCTCCCACAATTCAACTTCTTTAAGAAGACGCCGGCCGTCGTCGTCGTAGTCGGCGTCCAGTGTGCTGTAGCCGATGGACAGGCCGGATACGGCGTCCATCTTCAGCAGTGTTCGTATTTCATCCCCCAGCGGCGTGGGGGCCAGGACTCCCTTGACGTGGAGCCCGTCGTCATCCTCGTACATATCGAGCCACTTGCCGGCCACTCGTCCCGGATCATGCATCCAAAACATCGGCGGCAGGCGGCCGCTCTTGACGTGCTGCGCCAGGGTGCGCTTGAAAGCGCCCGGCAGCACCACATCCCCACCTAAATCCTCGTTCCCGAATACGCTCCCGTGGCCCTCAAACTCGCGGTCGGAGAGCGCCTTGAGCTCAAGTCGCGTCTGGATTCGCGTTTTCGGCATCGTCTTGGTCCTCTGTCGTTTCTGGTTCCTCGCCAGGAGTGGCCATGTTCATCGGCCGGATGTAGTCGTCGCCGCCGTCCTCCGGTGAGAGCGGGTTCATGCCCTCCATCTCTCTCCATTCATTGGCGCTAATGACCCCAGATTCGCGCTGCAGCCGGAGCCCTTCCTGGCGAGATTTGAAGTCGGCCCGGAGTACGGAATCGAGGTTAAATCTGATGATGATTCCCGCGGCGCGGTCTTCCCTGGTTAGCAGGTCGCGCTCCATGGCGGCCTCGAATGCCTGGGCGACCGGGAGCACCACATTCACCGTGAAGTCCTTGTCCTGCTGCTCCACGTTGTTGTAGTGCGCCTGCTCGAGATCTCCGACAAGGTGGGGAGGCACGCCAAAGGCGCCGGCAATCACCGTGCGCTGGTGCTTCCGCGTCTCGATAAACTGTGCCTTGTCGTGCTCGACCGGCACCGTCTTGGGCACATCGATGTTCTTGGGCAGCAGGAGCGCCTTGTGTCGGTTATTTCCGCCGAGGGCCTCCTGGAAGTCCTGGACGAATTGCCTCTGCTGATTGGGGTCCTTGAAGCCGGCCGCGCCCGCCATGAACTGGAAGATAACCAGGGGCAGCGCGCCGTTCTTGAAGAAGCTGTAGCCGAACTCCTCGGCCATGATCTCGAGCGCGATGG